CATACTCCGTTTAAAGGACGAGTTCTCTCAGGGTCTCAATAAGGCCGGGAAAGACTTCGAATCATTCGCTCAATCCGTGGACCGATTCGGAACGTCAATGTCCAGAACGGGTGCAAAGATGGTGGCGGTCGGGACCACGATGAACGCGCCTTTCTACGCGGCAGCGGCAGTGATGACGAAATACTCACTCGCGGCTCGTCAGCAGATGGACCGCCTCACCAACGAATTCCTGAACCTGTCAAAAGTAATGTCCGAAGCCGCAATGCCAACGATCAGAGAATTCAACAATAATTTCTCAAAACTTATCAATTTGCTGAAAACTCTAGATCCAGTTCTTGTTCAAAACATAGCGCACTGGTCTATGGTCACAGGAGCGGTGCTTATCGCGGTTGGGACCTTTGACATCTTTTTCGGAAAGATCATAAGCCTTCTCGCGAAGCTAGCGATGTTTATCGGAAGTACGGGGGCTCTTGGAATCGCGATCGCCGGGGTTGTGGTTGTTATCTTGTCGCAACTAGGACTTCTTGATGACGCGTGGAGGTTGTTAAAACAAGGAGCTGATATCGCATGCGCTGGAATTCAATCAGCGTTTGCCGGGCTTAAGGCGTCGGTTCTTTTATCGATCCAGGGGGTCGTCTGGGCGTTTGAAGAACTCAAGAATGTCTTTGATTTCTGGAAGAACGGAATGAAATTGACCGTCCAAGTGGATCATTCTCTTTCGGATTCCATCGGGGCAGAGGTTCAAAAGAGCGTCGAGCAACTTCAAAAACTAAACACAGAGCTCGGAAAAGTCGCGTCCGGTGAGACAACCGGAGAATTCACTGGATTAGTGGATAAAGCGACGACCGCATTTCAGAAAATGAAGAACGCCTGGAATGCCTCGGCCTCGCAAATGAAAACAGTATCAGAAGACATCGGGACCTTCGTAAAACAAGAAGCCGACATGATCGGGAATAAGTTCGCAGATATGTTCGATCGTGTTATTTACGAGGGGCAGAAATTCGGAGACGCTTTCAAACAGATGATGAAGGAGCTAGGTCGGCAAATCGTTCATGACGTAATATCGAAAGTTATCTCCGCGGCGATCAATGCGGCGTTCGGAACTATGGGTGGCGGGAGCGCCGGGGGATTCTCTCTTGGGACGATGCACGAAGGAGGCATGGTCAGCAAATATCACGACGGAGGATTGATTTACGCACACGAAGGACTTGCCCCGGACGAAGTCCCCATCATCGCACAGACCGGGGAGGGTGTTCTTTCCCGCAGGGGGATGAGCGCGCTGGGCGGCTCCGGGAACTTGCGCGCGTTGAACCGAGGGCAGAGCGCAACAGAAAGACCGATTACGTATAGCCCCGTTGTTGTGATCCAGGCTTGGGACACCTCCGATGTCTACAGGAATAGGAAAGTCCTTAGCGCCGCTCTTTCAGAGGAAATAAAAAATAACGGGTCGTTGAGAGAGACGATCAAAAGATATCGATAGAATTATTCGTCCAGATCGAAGACGCGTTTAATTCGAAGTCCTAGATACTTATCCCCCTGCGACCGAAGCTGTGGAGAATACGAAAACGATATCCCAAAATTTCCCCATGTAATCCCACCCATTTTATTTCCTGCTTTTACTCGGCAGACGACGGTTGGTTCTTGCTGGAATGAATAGTAAGGAAGAAACCTCATCCAGACCGAGCAGTCATTGATTTCGACAAGATTCAAAAAATCAATTATTCCGTCACCGAATTCCGATCTCGCGGTCAAAACGGACTCGCCTCTTTTCTGAGCATTCAAATAATCCAATGCCAGAGATTGACCAGCAGGTTTTAACGCCGGATCAGTTTTTATCTCAGAAATTGTAGTCGTCGCACATCCAGAAAGAGTTAATGCCACAAGAATAATTACCAGGGTCTTCTTCATGATCGTTCCTCCCGTTGATCGTTCGCTACCACGTGAAGTTTACCTAATCCTGGGGTTTCTGCGAAGAATAAATTTACGATACCTCGTCGCTCTCCCAAGATAGGGGCGGTTCAGGAATTTACTCCAAACCATGAAAATACATAGGTGATTAAGTGGCCGCTGACGATCTCACGCTTCAACCCGACTTCTCTCTTGATAGCACGCAGAAATTCGACACGATTGTTACCGAGTTTGAGAACGGATTCGAGCAACGACGTCCAAGATGGGGGACGTCTTTAAAGCGGTGGAAATTCGTTTACAAGAACAGGACGTCTACGGAGATCGCGGCCCTCCGCACTCTTTTCACGACCAAGAAGGGACGCTTTTCTTCCTGGCTTTGGACAGATCCCACGGACAGCGTCCAGCGCACCGTTCGGTTCGATAGCGACGAACTCACACTATCTCTCAAAGCCTACGGAGTCTACGACGCTTCGATAGATGTTATTGAGGTAAAATGAGATCCCTGGACTCCGACTTTATCTCGGAAAAGAATAAAGCGGAAAACCGCCCGATATTCCTTTACACCCTTTTCGATTATGACGGCGCGGATACGAACCTCTACATGACGTCACACGACGCAGACGTCACCTACCCATCCACGGGAAGCCCTCAAGTCTATACCAGGTTCCCGATTAAGCATGAGCACGTGACGGAGAATTCGGACGGGCAGATCGATACCGTCAAAATCCGGGTCGGAAACGTAAACAGAGTCTTTCAGTCCTATCTTGAGACGTACGACCTCCGCGGAAAAAAAGTCGAAATAACGATGGTGTTCGCGGACAAGTTAAGCGACGCATCTGCAAAGATGATCGAGACTTTTTATATTGATTCTTACACTGCCGGAGAGGAAGCGATCGAGTTCACGCTTTCCTCTCAGTTTGATATTCAGGACGTTCAAATCCCACAAAGGAAATATCTACGGCACGTCTGTCAGTGGAAATTCAAGTCCACCGAATGCGGGTATTCCGGCGGAGAAACGACATGCAATAAAACAAAATTCGACTGTAGGACCGTCAAAAACAATTTCCTCAGATTCGGCGGATTTCCTTCAATTCCACAACATAAGACGATCATTCGATGAACGAGACAGAACTCATAAATAAATATCTTGGGATACCCTATCGGAACGGAGGCCGGGATCTGAAGGGGCTGGATTGTTGGGGGATCATCGTCCTCGTGTTTAAGGACTTTGGAATCAACGTCCTCGATATCGCGGCGACCGTGGATTGCCAGTGGTCTTTTAAAAACGACAATAAATCGATTCTCGATTATTGGCAGAAATGGACCGAGGTTAGCAAGCCCAGATTCCTTGATGTGATCCTTCTGAACGTTGAAGGTGGCAGTCTTAATCACGCCGGGATATACCTCTCCGGAAGTCGATTCATCCATTGCACGAAAGCGGGAGTTTTGGTGTCAAGGATATCCCGATGGAAAGAGAACGTACGCGGTTACTACAGACTAAAGGAACGAATTGCATGATCAAGATCTGTTTTATTCCAGACATTCTAAAGAAAAGTGGAAGACAAGAGATCTCTATGGAATGGTCCCCTGAAAAGAGGATTTCTGAATATCTTGTCGATTCCGGATTCATCATCGAGGGATTCAGCATCGTCGTTGACGGGAAGGTGGAAACTGACCACAGCAAAACGATAGCGGCGCACTCTCAGATCCTCATCATCCCCGTTGTTAGGTTCGCTGGAATTGGACTGGCGACTATCATGCAAGCGATCATAATCGGATTCATGGTGTTCTCGGTCATTTATTCCATAGCGACCGCAAATAAGAAGCAAAAACTTCCAACGTTCGGGACAGACGGGGAGGGACTGGACGCGAACTCACCGACGTATGGATGGGACGGAATACAGACAACGGATAACGTCGGAACCCCGGTCCCCGTGGTCTACGGAGAGCACAAGGTAGGAGGGAACATAATAAATCAATATATCAATTCGGACGGGGACAAGAACTATCTGAACGTCTTGCTCGCTCTATGCGAAGGCGAGATCCACGAGATCGATACAGACACGTTAAAACTCAATGACAATCTTGCGGCGAATTTTGACGGGATAGAGCTGACAACTAAACTCGGGACCAACGCTCAAGCTCCGATTTCCGCATTTGAAGATCTTCACGATCTGGAAAACGTGAGCGTTGAACTGAACGACGCAAGCGATGATCACACCGTAACGACAACGGACTCGGATGTCGAGGCGCTAGAGGTTCATCTTCAATTTTCGAGTGGTTTGTACTCACAAGACGCGACAAGCGGCAACATCGGATCTGCCTCTGTCGCTTTTACGCTTCAATACAAAGTTCATTCCTCCGGGACATGGCATGATTTCGATGGTAGCCCCATAACGATCACGGAGAGTAACCGTTCCGCTGTCCGCAGAATATTCCGGAAAGAAGGTCTTACTGCCGGACAGTACGACGTCAAGATCGTGCGATCCACAGCCCAGGGGGATCAGTATACAGTCAATGGCATGACGTGGACATATCTTGACGCTATCAAAACCGATAATCTCGCTTATCCGAATACCGCGCTTCTCGGGATCAAGGCGCTGGCAACAGAGCAGCTCTCCGGATCCACCCCGAACATCACGGTGACCATTAAGGGAAAGAAAGTGAGAATTCCCAACGTACTCACCGCGTTAGGGGGGACGGCTGTCCCGTGGGAAGATTATTATTATGATCCTGACGATGATACTTTTAAATTGTTTTCGTATGATTCCGCGCTCTATTGGGATGAGACGACATTTATTGATGCCTATTCCGCAAACCCGGCGTGGTGTCTGAGGGATCTGTTGACGAATACCCGGTATGGTATCGGTGATTTCGTAGAAACTGCAGATATTGACGACGATATGATTTTGGAAACGGCAAAGTACTGTGACGAGGCCATTTTTGATGGAAGCGGAGGTTATGAGAAACGATTCAGGATGGACGTCGTCATTGATTCTCAGACAAGGGCATTAGATGCTCTCATGCAATTGGCCGTTATCTTTCGCGGGATATTATATTTCTCAGAAGGCACGATCAAGATCCGATGCGATAGGCCGGAGAATCCAGTTCAATTGTTTGGGATGGGGAATATCGTCAAAGGATCTTTTCAGGAGAGTTTCAAGAGCATCAAGGATATCGCGAACGTCATCGAAGTCCAATACATGGATAAGGATAAAGATTATCAGCAGGAGGTCGTCAGCTACATCGACGAGGCGGCATTGACCGCAGGGGAAGTCCTACGAAAGAAAGAGTTAAGAGTCTTCTGCACGCGCACGAGCCAGGCGATAAGAGAGGCGCGATATTTTCTCAACGCCGGGAAATATCTGAATCGACAATTATCATTCAAGGTCGGGATAGATGCCGTGGCCGTCCAGGTGGGCGATGTGATCAGTGTAGCGCACGATGTCCCACAATGGGGCTTTTCTGGACGAGTCTCGGCCGTGGTAAATAATTACACCGTTACTTTGGATCAAGAGGTCATTATCGCTGGCGAACAGACCTACGAGATAAGCGTCCGTCATTCTGACGACACGATCGAGAAACGGACCGTCAATAATTCCGCAGGGACGACCAGCGTCATTACGGTGGCGAGCATATTCGGCTTTGTTCCTGCGGTTGGGGACGTCTACTCATTCGGTGTCCAGAATATTCTCGTAAAACCGTTCCGCGTCCTAAATGTCATGAGGGAAGAAGGAAGCCAGGTGTCCATAACGGCAATTGAATATAACGCGTCGATCTACGACGACACAGCTCCGGTCATCCCCACATCGAACTATTCCGTTCTCGATTCCAGCATCTCATCCATTGATGACCTTAACTTGACGCAGGGAAGCGTAGTCCAGGCGGACGGATCAGTCGTAACGAATATCGACGTATGGTTCTCCAAACCCTCAGATTCTACGAAGTCGGTAGATTACCGTTACGCAAACGCGAAGGTCTATTTATCCGACAACGCTCAGGCGTCCTGGACTCTCGTGGGAATGACGGCCGGGATAACCTTCCAGATCCCGAACGTTCAGATCGGTAAGACTTATTATGTCGCCGTGGCGTCTGTGGTGGCGAATGGACAAGAGCAAGGGTTCTCTGACGCCGAAAAGCTATCCATCTCTATGGTGGCACCCACGACAGGCATTAGTTCCGTCAGTGGATTCTCATACGCTCTGGCAGAAAACATCGTGCGCCTCATGTGGCTACCGAATCCAGAACTTGATCTAGCGGGATATGAGATTCGGGATCAGAATTCGAATTTCGGGACCGCAGATTCGCACATGATCATGCGCGGGATGCAAACGGAAATATCATTCGAGGTAACGTCTAGGACCGTCCCGACGTATTACATCAGAGCATTTAACCGTATGGGGGTTTACTCTCCGACCTCGGTAAGCGTTACTCCGTCAAACGCGGCTCCCGGAGCGATTACGGGGCTCGGTCATGATCTTCTTTTTAACGTTGCGCGCCTTTACTGGACGAACTCTTCAGACGCAGACATTCAGAAGTACCAGGTCTACAAGTCAGACACGAATGCTTGGGGAGGTGAGGAAACTCTCCTGGGCGAGGTTAAAGGGATACAGATTGATGTTGTGTCGAAATCTCCACGATCTACGGTCTTGACCGGAGTAACTAGTCGGACGGTTATAACGTGCGCCTCTCTCATTGGCATGGCAGACGATTACTATAACGGGGACCAGATCCGGTTCATCTCAGGAAACAATATCGGAGTTTTCACGATCTCGGATTTCAACGGAACGACAGGAGAAATTACTCTATCCTCCGCGGCA